TTCAGTTGGAATAGTTGCTGAACCACCAAGAGAAACAGAAACACCGTTAAGTGTTATAGCTGAGTTTTGTAGTGCAGCGTTTTGAATACCACCACCAGAAACAGCTGTTAGTGTAGCACCTGAAGGTACTGAAATTGTATCACCACTATCTCCTAACTGTACAGTAGTCGAGGAACGTGGGCTTACTTTATTTACTTTTACTTCACTCATTACCTTGCGACTCCTGGGACATCGTTGCTAGATACAATTGGTTTTTCTGCAAAAGCCATGTATATGTAATCATAACCATTGCCATTTTGTCCATTATCAGTTGTTTTGAATTTAAATCCATTAGAAAGTATATCTATTCTTGTTACATTACTTTCAGCTTGTGTTGCGTTTGGAAATAAAAAAGCATTATTAGGATTGTAACCTAATCTTTGACTATCATTTATCATCCAGCTTTCAGTTATTTCGTAATTTCTATATAAAACAAATGCTGGTTTAAATCCTGTGTAAACAAAAGTTCCATCAGCACTTCCGTTACCTTTGTACTTTCCAATCCTACTAAATCCTTTTTTCTCTGCGAAGCAGTAAGCTACATAAGTTGACCCACTTGCATTAACAGCAGTATTATTTCCTACACTAAATACAGAAGAAGTTGGTGCTGTATCATTCCATATACTTGTGCTTGTTGCTTGAGCAGCCGTAGTATCAAGTATTAAATATTTTGTGGCACCAAGAGATGGATGATACACTAACCAAGCATCAGCAGCATTTAATCTTTTTACAAGTATCCATTTTGGTGTAACACCTAATCCATGACCAATGGTTGCACCTGATGTTCCATCGCCTGTGTAAGTAGATATTGAAAATCCTGATGTTGTATTAGCTGAAGTGTATGTTGTAGTTATAGTTCCGTCTGAGTTAGCTGAACCTTGACCATTAGCTAACCAATTCCAAGAAGTAAAAGTTGAACCACTACCTGTCATGTCAGACCCCATAGTAAATCCATCTGAGCCAAAAGTTTGTAAACCAATACTGTTTGTGCTTTCTGCATTATTACCATTAGATATGAGCATTTTTTGAACACCTCTTACTTTATCGTAAACTTGATGGTCACCAGCACCTGATCTACCTTTTAACCAAATCCAATCAGCATTAAATCCTGTACCAGTAATATCTTGTGTTGAATTACCATCACCTGTCCAAAGTGTAGTATTAAAATAGTCTGATGGTTGAAACGTAATATAGTCTGCCATAATTATCCTCCAAATTCTTTCAAGTTTTTAGTATTCATAGCATAAAAATTTTTAGCAGCACCATCAAAATTAGCTGCTCCACCTTGGTTTGGAGAGTATTTAAATATACCATAACCATTTGCGTCTGAATAAGTTGTTCCTGTTAGTTTTGTACTACCAAAACTTCCATTTCCAAAATTAACATTAGTTTTACCATCATATATTGCTGTCGCTAAAAGATATGGTTTTCCGTCAGCATTAATATCTAGTCCTGTTCCACTATTTTGAAGTGTGCCATTTTTAGCAAAATATAATTTGTTATTATCTAAATCCATAAAAATACCAATATAATCTGTGCTTGTGTAGGATGCACCATAAGCTGCACTTGTACTAGCTGATGTTGTTGAATAATATCGATATCCATTATTTCCATAATAACCTTCAGCATATCCATTAGCATTAGCTTGTATTTCAGATTGTGCTTGAGTAGCATTAGCGTTCATTTTAGCTTGACTTGTAATTCCATAATGAAGGTAGTTATTTGAGTTGTCATGACCATAACCCTCAAAATACCATTTACCATTAGACACTGCCATTGTGCATGGAATAGTATTCCAAGTTGCATTGTTTAAGTCTGCTGTTGTATTACAGCTCGACATACTTAAAGCAGAATTATATTCAATAGTATATAAAGGATTTAAAGTAGCAAAATTATTTGATGGAGTATCTACGTTTTGAGTCATTGTTCCTGATAATGTGAAATCGTTTGTATTACCTGAACTATCATCTCCAAAATTTGATGAGTCTTGAAACTTTAAAAAATAACCATTGTTACCATAAGTAACTGATGGTGAAGTTATTGGTTTCCAAATTCCTGTAGTTGAATCTGTTTCTCCAAACACAGTAGGAGCATAAGATTGTCCGTCACAAAAGTGAACATGAGTCATAGAACCAGTAAAATAATTATTTGAGTTGTAAGTTCCTATAAAGTGAGAATTAGCAGAGTTAAAATAACTAGAACCATTTTGTGATTGCCTTGTTGTTGTTGAATAAGAGACTTCAGTACCATTTACATAAATTCTTGCTCTGTCTCCTGCAGTTGCTTGCGTATAGTCAACTCTTACAACGACATGATACCAAGCTGACAAATCTAAAAATAAAGCTGTTGAAGTTAAATTTGTGACAGTACTACTGCTTAATCTATCTTCAAACATTAATGTGTTATTACTATCAAATCTTATTCTTGAATAATTATTATCATCAGTTCTTGTGTTAGCTAAAGTTTCTTGAACATTAACTATTCCTCTTTTTACCCAACCAGACCAAGTATATATATTACCCGTTGTTGCTGATCCATGAGTTCTTGTTAAACTTGTACTTGCCATAATATTATCCTAGTTAAATTGTCCAGACTCCTCTATTGCAACTGATATTGTCATACTAAAAGCTCTGTCTGCTGTTTGACCTTCAGCGTCAGTAGCTCTTAACGTAAAGTTATAAGTTGTAGTAGCAGTAGCTCCTGACTCTGTACCACTTATCACACCTGATGATGTATTTAAAGATAAACCTCCAGGTAAAGATCCTGATTGTATTGCAAAACTAGTTGCATTTGTTGCAGCCACAGTTACTGATATTGCAGATGCTGCAGCAAAAGTACCTAAAGAACCAGCAGCTGTAGTCCATGCTGGAGCGTCTGAAACTGTCAATAATGCTGTAGATGATCTAACAGCGTTACCATCGTTATTCTCAACTCTGATAAAATAAGTGCCATCAGTTGGTAAAGTGAAAGTAGCTACAATAGTTGTAGCACTTGTAAACGAAACTGAATCAGCTTGAGTTATTGCACCTGTCGAATTAATTGCTTCAACAATTGGAACTGACTGAAAATTAGTTCCAGTTATTGTAACAGCTGTTTGTGTGTTTTCAATTACACTTGGGTTGATGCTTGTAATAGTTGGTTTAGTTTCTCCAACTGTAACAGAACCACCTAAAGATACAGCAGATCCATTTATTGTAATAGCTGAGTTTTGAAGTTTTGCATTTGTAACTGAACCATCTGGTAAAGTTATTGTACCATTAGCTACGTTAAAAGTTGCACCTGAAGGAATTGTAATTGTGTCTCCACTATCACCAACTTGTAACGTGACACCTGATTGAGGTATTATTTTATCTACTTCTATTTGACTCATTATATAATTACTAAACTCCCTGTCACTGTAACATTACCTGAAACTGTAACTGGTCCTGCTAAAACTCCAGAATCAATTGTTTGGTCATCAGATATAGTTGAGTTGTGTGTTGTTATGTAACTTGTTGCTGTCATAGCTGCAGAAGGTGCTCTCTTTGCAGGGTATGTACAGAAAACAGTTTTTGTACCTGCGCTAAAGTCAACTTTGTTATCTGAGTTTGAAGAGGAGATAACGGTATCTCTGGAAAGTGTATCAGTAGCTGCATCAGTTACTGTTCCGATACCAACTTCAAATTCAGAAGTTCCATCATTTGCTATAGCATAGAAAGTACTATTAGTATCACCGATACCAGTTACAAAAGTTTCGAAACCTGTTTCAGTTCCTGTTAAACTAAAGTCACCTGTACCAGTCGTAGTACTAGTCTGTTTAACTCTATCGTTAAGTACAAAAGCCATTCTTTAATCCTTTACTATTACGCGTTACCGATTCTTAATATCGCGTTTGATGAGTCATTTGTAGGGAACTGAACAACGAAATCACCGTTAGTTGCAGTTTTGTCTCCGCCAAAATCCAACACCATTACTAGTTCGTTTCCGCCACCAGTTGTTTTGTAAATAGCAGCTCCTGCAGCAGTCAATGTAACTGACGGAAATGTAAGATCAGCAAAATCTATAAACGCAATGTTTGAAGAAACTGATACACCATTATTTGTCAAAGCGTTACCACCAGCTGTATAATTTGTTCCTGAAGAACTAACTTCACCGTTTCCAGTTCCAGCTAAGTAAACAGTTGATGACGTGCTGTATGAAGAGATACTAGTATACAAAGCAAGATTAAAAGTATTTCCTCCGTTACCTGCGGTATCCAGATTGAAAGTCCCTTTAAAAAGTCCAGTCTTAAACGAATCAGGTACTATATTTGCCATATTTTATCTCCTATTGTGATGGGTTAACTGATTTAAGTGGAGTACGAATAACACCATCTTCATATTCGCCTCGGCGTCTACGACCTTGTTGTTCGATCGCGTACGTTTCAATTGCTCTTTGATAAGCCTGCGTATAGTATTGTATCATATCTGCAGGACCTTTCAAGTATCCATAAGCTTCTACAAGAGAAGCAAACAAAAGTAAATCTTGATATTTGTTAGATAAATAAGTTCCGCTACCGCTCACAGAAGCATCTGTAAGGCTAGTTGGCTGTTTAATATAAGCCATTGTTATTGTATATGTGCCGTTTGGAGTAGGAGCTACAACCCAAAAATCAGCATCCCAGTTAGCATAATACTTAGGAACACCAGAAGCAACGCTTGGTGTATTGTAGTATTCTGCCATAAAACTAGTATCTCTTTGTTCTAAAAATTTTTGTTCATTTGGAGTAACAGTAGTATCTAATATTTGAACATATCTAATTATTCTTAAATCAGATGGAATTGTAACGTATCTGTTTCCACTTGTTGTAGTTGATGTTGCATAAAATCTATCAGCATCAGAATCTACAGCTCTATAAATTTTGTTTTCTGCGTTTTTAATTAATGTATTTAAAACACCATTACTTAAAACAGAACTATCAACTTCTGTAAAACTTCTAATATCGTCTTGTAAATTTGTAAGTGTGTATGCCATTATGCCTCTACTGTTACCGGTCCTGCAAAAACAGTTCCGCCTCCTGATACAGATTTATTAGCTGTTGTAGCTGTTGTAAAGCTATATGTGTTATTATTTATTTTAGTTATTGAGTAACCAGTGCTAAGATTCAATACCGCTTCAGTTACATTTGCGATACTTGTTGCATTTCTAAATCTAACTACATCTGCTGTAGATCGACCGTGGTCAGGTTCAAATACAGTAATTGTTGTACTTGCATTAGCTAATGTAAAAGGATTCAAAGGTAATAATCTTGGAACAGCTGTTTCAGTTCTTGCAGGTCTAGCATTTAATAAACCTTGTGGGTCTGAACCTTTTGGTTTTGGTTCTAACTGAGGATGTTTTTGTTCATACTCTGATACATGAACTAAATAACCATTCCACTCTTTTACCATTTCTTGATATGGAAACTCCATGCCAGATCTATCTGATATTGCTTTTGAATGTCTGCCTTTAGCAAATGCCATTATACTCCATCTCCATAAAATGTTTGTGGTGTTATGAACGTTGAAGTTCTTTGACCATCTTCATCAAGCGCTCTTTTAAATTCATCTTCATAAATTAATTTGTTTGCTTGAGCTGTTTCTGGTGAATATTTTAAACTTAAATAGTAAGATAAACCTGAAGTCATGCAAGGTATAAATCTGTAAACTACATCTGCTTCATTTGTATATACACCTGAATCTTCTATTCTAGCTACATAATAAAATTTTAATTGAAAGTTTGCACCTGAAAAAGAAGAGCTAGGTGTTTGATATAAAAATATACTTGGAGCAACAGTTCTTTGTACATAGTATTGTGATGGTGTTCCTTTTGATAATTTATTTGCTAATGCAGCGTAAGCTGATCTATCTATTTTTGTTAATGTAGTATCAACTGGAGCTGTAGCTGTTGTGTTATTTCTAACGTAAGCTTCTAATACATCACTTATATCTTGTGGAAAATTAGTATTGTCAGAAGCATAATTATATTCTGCTTGACCTTCTACTAATGGTATTGTTGCTTGTTTTACTTTCCAAAGATGAACGCCTCTGTTTCCCCATTCGGAAAACATGATATTCAAAGAACGTCTAGCGCTTTTTAATTGGTAACCTGTTCGATTACCTCGCATTCCAGTTCTTTCAAATGCTTCTTCGATGATCTCGTCGATCGGTAGATCGAACGTTGTAGTTCCAGATGTAGCCATCTAATCTCCTACTTATCTATTAATAACGTTGCGCCTGCAATGTTTGTAATAGTAGAAACTTTCATTCCGCCTGGAAAAACTACACCATCTTCTGGAATATTGAATGCAAAGACATCACCGTTTGGACAATCTCCTTGAAACAAAGTTGTACTATCTGTGTTGTCTTGTAGAATTATAGTTCCAGCACCACCTGCATCAGAAGCTAAAATCAATCCTCTTAATCTTGTTCTTCCTGCAAATACAACACCAGTACCTGTCATTCTAATTGCTTTTACATCACTTTTCATAAATTTTTTTCTCCTTAAAAATTAAGTATGGGCCCGAAGGCCCACACAAAATTAATTATTACGCTGCTGCAATATTAGCACCAGTATCACATCTTTTCCAGTTAGTGCCATCTGAAAAAGCAAGAATTGGGTTTCCAGCTGCACCATTTGAGAAGTATGCGATTTGACCTTCAGTAGTTGCACTTGGTGCAGTTGCTACTGTGTATACATTAAGACCCACAACAGTGTTAGTGTTAAGCGGACCTGAAAAAGTAGTATTAGCCATATTTATATCCTCCTAGTTTTGCGAACATAGTCTCTAGGCCGTCGACTGTATGCGTCTATGTTCTTAAAATTATACAGTGATTATAATATACTCTTGTTTTTAATAGAGCGCAAGAGATTCTGTGATGAAAGTTGTCTTTCTGATTTGTGTAGCTTTTTATTATGTAGCTACTGAAACATCTGGTGCAGCTTCTTCTATCTTGTTAAGTTTTGCAGCTTCTTTTGCTTCTGCTAACTTAATATGACTGATGACTTGTCTAATTTTGTCATCTATTCTTACCATATCAAGAGTGTATCTTTTCTCCTGATTATAGTGCTGCGACCATTCAAGTTCTAAGCCCCTCTTTTTCGTGTATAGCTCCTGAACGTGTGTCATTTATAACCTCCTCATAGGTTAACCACATTTTGGATTCATTAGTAAATCCATCTTTTTCCCAGACTATATCATTTTTCCC